CTAGAACCTACAACTACAATTGCTGGCTCTTTAATAGTCCCTGCTGGAACTGTAAATTTACCTGGAAAAACTGTTACTTTTTCTTCATAAATATCTTTAGGAAAGATAGAAACAATAGTTGCCTGATCTAATGGATTACGAACAGTCCGAATCATAGGACGCTGAGGAATAAACTCTCCGACTTGTCTCATTCCAACTTCAGACATGATTTGCTCCCTTTATCAGCTCAATAACTTTGTCTACTGACATAGTTACTTCTGATTTCGGCATTTCCGGCACAGTAACACCATATCCGTGACATAAGGCATCACCAACCGGAGTTTCATTTCCGAATAATTTATGTTCCATATCAATAATCTTTTGCAGTCTTTGTTCTGGCGACTCATTAGGATCTTTATATTTAGTATGTGTTCCAGCTTTATCCATCTGACTATATATAGCCTCAATAACATATTTGCAGGCATCAAATCTAGGAGGAAGATATTGCTCAAATCTATCCTGAAATGTCCATGCTGGTTCGTAGCTATCTTTTGTTATTAAATCTGTTTCACCAACTACAGGCACTAATCTCTCAAGAACAAAGCGATCTTTAATATGTTTATATTTTCTAACCTCTCTAACCTCTGGATATATAAGTTCAAATCCTTCATCTGTATATTCCACTTTACGTTTTTCTAATTGGTCATTAGCCCATACGACACGCCAAGATGGACGTCCATCATAAGTTTGACCAAAATCTCTCTTTAGCCAAGAATTAATATCTTTTACTTTTTCGACAAGTTCCATTTTAATGTTTCATCTGCCAATAAGGACTACCAACAGGAATATCTGATTCTATATAATTAAATTCTGCTATAATTTCTGCTTTACCTGTAGGTGTCCTATCCTGTTTATTATTTTTATTCATAATTTTAACCGACTCTTTTGCTGATATCTTAATTGACTCAAACAAAGTTTCCTTTTTACTATCAAATGGATTAATGATTGACATGATTAATCTCCTTTATTGATCCAGAACTACCTGAATAGCATCTACTGGTCCTAAGCTATCTGTATTACCATCAAAGCCTTTATATTTAGTTACTAATGTTACAGTAGGTTGTGATGTTGTTCCACCAACTGCTGTGATAACACATGGAACATTAACAATACTTCCTACTTCAACTACTGCCTGGAGTCTGTCTGTTGGCATTGTTTTTTTCCTTCTTTCTATATTCTATTACGCAGGAACACCAAAATCTACTGCATCTGATAGATAGCTAACCCAAATATCAGTTGCATTACCTGTATATCCAGCCCCTGGATTAAAACCTGCATTGTTAGTTGAGAAGTGATTAAAGAATAACATATTTCTTAATCCCGTATTACCAGATGCAAGATTAATAGTGGCTGTAGTCATTGCTGCAAAAGCGTTGAATCTAAATTGGCTATCAACCCATGCACCAATAATACCATTAACATTTGGCAGGAAACGATTATTCCTAACCATCCAACGGCTAGGAATAGCAATTCCCTGATTAGTAACTCTAATAGCAGCCCCGCCTGCCCCAGCCATATCCTCAAATGAACAATCTTCGATTAGAACATTTGAAGCACCACCAAAATCTTCTAATCCAATAAAACTTCCACCAAATCTGCATCCACGAGCAGTAAAATGAGAGGCATCAGGATAAGTAGCAGTTTCCTCTCTATGCAGTTTAACACAAGCATCATCAGAAGGACCATTAAAGAAGATATTTTCTATAGTCCAACCTTGCTCTCTTAGTTCTAATAGAGGAGTTGTAGCAACTGGAGATGTTGGAGCTAACCAAGTAGCACCACCTCCAGTTGGAACACCGCCAGAAGTAGCTTGTCTAGGTTGATTAGCAGCTCCAACTAATAAAACATCTAAAACTCCTAAAGGTGCGATAGCTTGTTCACGTAGAACTCCAATAAGATAGATTACATCTCTTGATCGTAGATTAGGTGATAATTCAGCAAATGTAGTAAATGTATTACGAACCGGAAATCCTAATGTTGGAGCTGCCCCTTGAGGAGCTAAATACCAAACATTATTTAATGTTCCAAAATTGCCAACGGCTAATCTATTATTGTTCTGTCTTGCGTCACGCCAGAATCCTGTTTGTGTCATAGTATTCTCCAGCTATTGTAAGCCAGCAGATTTCTCTGCCAGAGTGATCAAATTCAAGAAACAATTATGCGTGTAAGATGCGCATCCCCTTTTGTTTCACTCCTAAGATTCAGATTACAGCCTTAACCCACCATTTTGCACTCGATGGATCATAACACAAGTCTATAGGACGATTCTGAATAGGCTGATATGCGATCTGAATATTTCCAGACGTTAGAAACACACCAGGTGCAGCATTTGTAAAGCATAATGTTAACTCACAATATCCAGTAGTAGGAGGTGTAATAGTAGCAATAGTAACAGTACCAGTAATAAATGTTAGCTTAGTTATGGGAGCAATAGTTGCAGCAGATGCTAGTGTTACTGGAAGCTGCTGTTTATCACTCTGAACTGTGCTAAATTCCTGAAAGTTTAAGTCACTCATTGTTCATATCTCCTTTTAATAGCCTGCTGGAACAGCCAGATTGTCGATATACGCAGTTCCTGCAGGATTTAACACAAAAGTCTGAAATCCATTTACCATATAGAAAATATCAGCCGTTGCTACGCCTCCACTTGGACCTCGAAGCTCAAAGATTTTTCGGCCATCAGATGTATAAAATCCAATGGGAAGAATCTCTGCACGCCCCCATAGTGAAGACACAACAAAGTCAATACGAGTTCTATTCCAATTAAAGTGAGGCTTAACAGGCGCCCCAGCCATTTGCATACTATCGCCAAAATACATATTCAATGCTTCTTCTTTAGGCTGTTTATGAATAATAGATACTAATTGTCCAATTTCTTCATACGCCTGCTGTTGAGCAGGATGCATCCATGCAGTAGCTTGGAAATTAGCATCAATACCAATACGATTACCAATCTTATTAATAGCTAATCTAGGAAGTGGAAGAGTTAGTGCAGCATTTCCAGCATTGACTCGATTAGATCGAATCTCTGGTGTAGTACTACGATCAAATCCCAACCATGTTCCTGTGCTAGCATTAGAGTGATGATATGGAACACCATACAATGCTGGTAAGCTAGTAGGTGAAGATAGACCATCAGTAATTAATACATCGGTAGCAATAGCACCAGCAACGGCTGGAGTTACGCTAATAGTCTTATTTTCAACATCCCACTGAGTGATAACACCTTTACCACGTAAAGTTACCATAGTAGCATCATATACCTGAACAACTTGATCGAATCGCATTAATTTAGCACCAAATCCATCAGTAGTTAATGTATATGTATTTACACCAGCACTAGTTGCTACAGTTGTAATAGTACCAATCTGACCAGTTCCAGGCTGTTGAAGCTGTGCATCAATCTGCCGACGCATTTCGATTGTTACACCAGCCGTTAGCCTACGAACCGCATTGATAACAGCTTTACGCTTATCATCTGTAGACCACTGAGTTAGCTTTGTATATTCAATAGCTTCACTCATGAATACAGGTCGTAACACAGCCTTGTCCCACGTTGGACCACCGCCACGACCCATATCCCCACCATTAGGATTGAAATACTGGAATTTTCCACCAGGACGCAATTCCAATGGAGCACGCATTTCTCTATAGCTTACGACTTCAACATCTCTCTTCTTAATATTTGCATAAAACATATCATCAGACTCAAATACAGTCTGAACCTTAGGAAGAACTCTTTCAAGTTCTGTTCCAGCAATTTGTGCTTCACTCACTGGGGGCATTTTCTATCTCCTAGTCATCCATTAAAGACATGGTGGAAATTAATCTCTAGAGAAGAAATCAAGAACACTCTCACCCTTCTCCATTTTATTTCCACTCTTCATTTGGCGTGGACGGCCAGGTGCATCATTTCCTCTTTTACGAGGAGTTTCTTCTTCATCTTCTTTTTCACTTCTAGCTCTTCTAGCCGGAGGTGAGTCAGAACCATCTTTTAACGCTTCGGCTCTAGCTTTCTTAATTACACTTCTTAATTGAGTCTTAGCCTTGCCAAGATAAGATTTTCTTACTCTATCTTGAGATTGTTGTGAGAACTTGGTTAAGAAGACATCTTCCCATAATCTATCTAAACTTTTACGAAATGTTGAATCATTTCCAATAGTACTATGAAGTTCTGCAAGTGCATCTTTTATAGCATTTCTCTTAACATAAGGAGACATTTCACTCTTAGGATCAATATAGTCAGAGATAGTCGCCCTAAGCGTCCTTTCAACCTTTTCTTGTAAATCAGTTCTAACAATTTCAAATCTCTCACGGGTGAAGTTTAGTCTATCTTGCTGTAATTGTTCGTCTTGTTTAGTATCAGTCTCTTCAACTCTAGGTTTGTATGGTTGATAAGTGCTGCTACCAAACATGAACTGATTTAAGATTGAAGCTGCTTCACTTAGAACAGCCTTACTCTTATCTGTTCTAGACTCCATAACCATTTCATGAATAGCTCGTTTAATAATAGAACCAGATACTTCTAAATATGCTTCCTTATCAACTCTAGCTAATGTTGGTAAATAATTATCAACAAGCTTATCATATGCTTTCTTATCAATACGTTTAATTTCTGATAGAATTTTCTCTGTATTTCCATTAAGAAGATCGACTTCAAAGCCTTGCATTTCTTGAGCTCTCTCAGCAGTTTCTTTCGCATCATCAAAAGAACCGAAGAGCTCTGTGTATTGCCTATCCCGATACATCATCTTTTCCATAAATGGAAAAGCTTTGAAGAAACCCGGAAACTTTCCTTCTACTTCTTTCTTACGCGGCGGTGCGTCTATTTCAATATCATCTTCCTCGCCTACGGCTCGCTTCTTATCTTTCTCTTCATCTAAATCAAGCTTATCTTCATCTTCGTCTTCTTCATCTTTTAAATCAATATCATCATCTTCTTCATCTTCATTATCTTTTACAGCAGTCTTCTTTTCAGGTATCTCTTCTTTATCTTCTTTATCTTCTGGCTTAATATCAGATTTAACAGGAGTTTTATCATCATCTTGGCTAAAGAAATCAACTAAATCAGCATCAGATTTGATTACTGGAGCTTTAACTTCTGGGAGATTATTGAATGGGGGTGTTGACATTTCTATCCTCACTTATCTTTTCCGGCTGTTTCTTCTTAGCTACCGGAGTTTGTTTTCCATTAGCATCAGAATCATCATCACCTGCATGTGATGCTTCTGATTGCAACGCCTGCATCTGCATTTGTTGCATCATCTGTTGCTGTTGCTGCTGAGAGAATATCTGTAGATGTTCTTTCATATGTAATAATACATTCTTATATCCTAATTCATTT